TCCCTTCAGCTGCTTTTCAACATCGCGCTCGGTGACAGGCTTCGGCACCTGCAGGCGATGATTGGCGCCATCGAACAGGAAGGTCGAACCGTCCTTGTGATAGATGTCGCCCGGCTCATAGCTGCGGCTCTCATCAAAGCCACCGACATCTCGCTGGCCGGCAGTTCCGAGGCGCTTCCAGTGCGGGCTATCGCCGGGTTCTTCCGTGGTGTCGCAGACGGCCTGATATGAACGGCCGATGTAATGCTGAACGCACTTGCCTTCGCGATAGATACCCGGCTCCCAGGGGGTGACATCTACGGTCTTCGTGACAATGGAGATAAACCACTCATCACGGGCCACATGCTTGGCTACCTCGGCCGCATCAGCATCCTTGCCGTCAACGCCGTCACGGCCATCGGTGCCCGGCGCACCCGGCTCGCCGGCCGGTCCTGTGATCTCTGAAATGTGGTTGGCAATGATTGCCTCGACCACCTCGGAGACATCAACAGACTTGCCGTCGACGCCGTCACGGCCGGGGGCGCCGGCATCGCCACTGTCGCCTTTCAGGGCAGCGCGGAATTCATCGTCAGCCTTCAGCTGCGCGGCAATGGCATTATGGTCGGCATCCTTGCCGTCCACGCCATCGCGGCCGTCTTTGCCGTCAACCCCATCCCTGCCCGGCTCACCCTTCAGGCTGGCCCGGAAAGCCTCGTCGCCCTTCAGGGAGCCAGCCACGACCTCGGGATCGACATCCTTGCCGTCAACGCCGTCGCGGCCATCGGCGCCATCCTTGCCGTCACGGCCCGGCTCGCCCTTCAGGCTGGACCGGAACGCCTCATCACCCTTCAGATGCGCGGCAATGGCGTCATGATCGGCATCCTTGCCGTCCACGCCATCGCGGCCGTCCTTGCCGTCAGCACCCGAGAGGCCGGGCGTCAGTGCAATGCCGTCAACCCGCTTCTCCAGGTTCACCAGCTGTTCGATCACCGGATCGAGTATCTCGACGAGTTTCTTCTCGATCATGCCGCGGCTCTCTTCTGCTGCATCCTGGTGAACAGCAGCGCCTTCATCACATCGACATCGATGTCTCGCTGTTCAGCAGGCGGGGCTTCGGCACTATCAGCACCCTGCGTGTCGGTAGATGCCGGGGGCGCGGCCAAACGCGCAGCCTCGGCGTCAAGGAGGTCACCGATCTTGTCGATAGGTACCATCTGGCGCTGAAGGTATGCGGTGTTGCCGCCCTTCACCGGGGCGTAACCCTCACGGTTACGGGCTTCGTCAGGCGTCAGAAGACCGCCCTGGACAGCCTTTGTCAGGCCGTCGATGCGCCCGGCAAAGTCGGTACGCAGGAGGGCACTAACATCTAGTTCGATGTATTCATTACCACCCTTCAAACCGAACAGGCGATCAAATGCCCGCTCTGTATGCTCCAGGTATGAACCCAGCGACATCGACAGGAAGTGCTGAACTAGGATTTCAGCGTTGCTCAGAGTGGCGTGCGACAGATCGCCGACGAGCGGCGGCGGGACGCCGAACACCCGGCAGATGTCCTCGAGGCTCAACCGCTGGGCTTCGACCAGCTGCGCGTCCTGAGAGTTGATCGACAGCGGCTGGAACTTGAGGCCGCCAGCCAGCACAGGGATCTTGCCGGCAGACATGCCCTGCGCCTGCTCTTCGAAGGCAAGGCGAAGCGTCGTCATCTGCTCGCGGGTCAGCACCTGATCCGTGGAGATGATGCCGGAAGGCCGGTTCATGTTGCTGAAGAAGGTCGCCTGCGTCCTCGACAGGGACACGTTGATGCCGATGGCAAGCGCGGCAGCCTTGATGGGTGATTCCCCGACCAGAGGATGGCGCGGCGTGTGGAAGCGGAGGTGGAGGATGTCCCGCGCCGGCACGATGTAATCCGTCCCGCCGGGCGCCAGCGGGCTTTCGCCAACGGCATAGAACACCTCGCGGGTGTCCTCGTCGATGATGGGCGAGCAGACGCCACGCGGCAGCAGATGCAGCGAGTCCACCTCGAAACGGTCGTTCCGGGTCGCAATCGCGAAAGCCTCGCCGTCGAACAGCGCGGTCGCGATCAGGTTCAGGATGAAATCAGGCGAAGACTGATATGAATTCGGGTTCAGGAGAACGCGGTAGGCCCCACTGGTCCGAACCTCTTCGAAGCGGCCATTTACCACCCGGATATGCTTCGGGTAGCACTGCGACATCGCACGGGCGATTGCCATCACACAGGCGTAGACGGCCGGGACATTTCGGGCGCCGCCACTCAGCGCCAGATCGCGCTGGAAGCCATCCTCGAGACGGCCAAGCGAATACCAGTTGCCAGAGGGAGCCGCGCCATAGAACGGGCCGCGCCAGGAGCCTTCAGCCCCCAGCCCGAGCCAACTCTTGATCTTTGAAACGGCCCCCATCAGGGGTTAACCCGCAGTATTCGTAGCTGCGGTGCGCTTCCGGGTCGTCATGACCTTGGTGTCATAGGTCCGACCAACCAGCGGCTCCGCCGGATTGACGACGCCCGGATCAATCGGGGCCGCCTCGGCCTTCTGAATTTCCTTGAAGTACAAAGCGCCGACAGCCGTATCCTGCACGGCACCGGACTTGATCAGCTTCTGTGCCAGCACGTCATCACAAGCCACGAACCCAGTCTGGTTCTGCAGTTCGGGAAGCGGCTTGTAGGCCCATACCAGTGTCTCAGCCATCGATCACTCTCCTGTAAGGCTGGCCGGGGCATAATACCCCGGCCAACACATTTGCATAATTACCAGGCGCAGCCGGTAATGGTCTGGACAGCACCGGCGCGGAGCAGTGCCCAGTCGAGTTCCCAAACCGTGCGAAGCGCAGCCGAGTTCGTCTGGTAGAGCGAGCGAACCGGAGCTGCAGCCACTCCAGCGCCATCAACGATAGGCAGCGGGGTGGTATCTTCTTCGTGGATGGACGCCACCTCAGTACCCATGAAGCGCGGAGCGCCGCCAGCGAACGCGAGTTCGGCAGCGTCGATCAGGAACACGATATCAGAAGGTACGTTGGTCGAGGTGACCACCGGAATACCCATGAGGGTGTTCTGATTGGAGTCAGGGAACGTCGGCGTACCGGCCGCCGTCACCGAAAGCTGCACACCCCAAGCGCGGGCCGGATTCATAACCCAGACCGGACGGCGACCCATATTCTGGGAAGCCAGCTGCTGCAGGCGACCACGAACGTCGGCCATGATATTGGCAGACGAGTTGCCGGTCGAGGCGGCAGTGTTAGAGCCAGTCGCAAAAGTCTGCATACCAGCCGGTGAGATAGGCGAGCTGGGGATGTTCGACAGGAACATCTGGTCGAGCTTGGTCGCCGTGTCCGCGATCATGGCATCACGGATGATCTGCTCAATCGACGGGGTCGAACGCTCGAGCAGTTCCATAGTGTAGGTGCCGATGACACCCATCGACTTCGGCGACAGGGTCGCGGAGGTCATGGAGATCGCACCAACGCGGATCGGCGCACCCTCGGCGCGGAAAGCCGCAGCAAGGTTCGGATTGTCCAGAGCTGCACGCTGCGGGATCTTGATCGACGCAGCACCGTTGAACTCGTAGCGAGTCATCGGAATGCGCGGGATCACGGATTCGCCGCGGAGCAGGTCCATGAAGCCGGCGTAGGATTCACGCACCAGTTCCTGCGCCCAGCCCGGCACGTTCGTCATGGCGGGGTTCTGGGTAGCCTTGGTGACGATGCCGGCGACGGACTTGACGACTTCGTCGTCGCCGTAGCGGGCTTCGATAGCCATCTCGACCGGGATGCGCTTCACATAGGCGTCGAAAGCGACGAGAGCGGACTTCACCAGGAGGTCAGCCTTCGCGCTGTCCTTGACGCGGGAAGCGGGGTTGGCGTTGATCGCGGGAGCCTTGACGGCGCGGGCGACGGACTTCTCAACGGCGGCTTCAGCGGCCTTGAGGCGGTCCAGTTCGGCAGTCGCCTTCTCGACGGCTTCGGTGGCGGCAACCACGGCGTCCTGAGACTCCTGGGTGTCATCCATCTTGGCGGTGAGGTCGACGAGGACATCGCGGGCAGCGACGAGTTCCGCCTGCTTGGCGGTGATCTGCTCAGAGAGCTTCATTGGAGTATTCCTGCTTAGAATTGATAGAATTGAGGGCATTTTCCCGCGCTGCGACTGCCCGCTTGAGAACCGCATCCCTCTCTTCATCGCTGGACCCAGCAGTGGAGGAAGCGGAGGTTTCCGGCGTCAGGGAGACACCGAAACTCTTAGCGATCTGCATCGCCCTTGGATGGGCCGGAATACTCACAACGGAGCATTCGAGCAGTTCGATAGACTTGAAATGGATACCACCGGTCTTGTTCGGCTCGCCCGAACCGCGAAAACCAATCGAGGCACCCAACGGGACGCCATCTGCGATCAGCGTCTTCGCCATCTGGGCCAGCGAGGTGGATGCGAACTTGATGTAGCCCGTCAGGCGGTCGCCTTCGGCCTTGAGGTTCTCCCAAGTGCCAATCGGGCGATCCGGGTCATGTTGCCAGAGCGCAATAAGCTTCCGGGTATTGTTAACGACGGACTTGTAAGCGGAAGGCTCAATAGTGTCCTTGACGCGATCAGGTGTCGCGGCAGACATCACGAAGCGGGCATCAAATGCCTCGCTTTCGCTCTTCTCAACGGTTACGGGGAGGTGCTTGATGTGCATCCGGCCGAACCTTCATCGGTTGAGCCGGTTTTATGAACTTTACAGTTCCACCGTTGCGTTCAATTTTTCCGGGGCGAATGCGCGTCATACGTAAGCTCCGGCACGAGAAAACGGCGACGTATTATCAGCATAATACACACTGATAACATTCAAAGAAAATCTATTTAGAGCGTCGCCCATATTTTGCCCTTACGCCGGTTTGCCGCAAAAGTCAAGCGTTATTTTTACGCAATCCACCAGCTCAGGTCGTTACCTAAAGTTTCAGCCCGGCCATCGCTAACCGCGTAGGTAGCCATTATAGCGGCGATGAGTGGGTCGATGCGCTGAGTTGCTTTCGCCTTGCTAAGTTTTACGTCGCCGACATCATTTATGACCGCCACCGCATTGGCCGCCGCCATATTAAGTAGGGGATGGTTACCATGGCAAATGCGACCCTCAAGCATCAACGAAAGAAAGGCTTCAGCTCGCGGACTGAACTCCTTGAATCCCTGACCAATTGAATTCCAAACCGCCAAGGAGCCGAAACCTTCTTCCTCGGCGACCCGCTTAAAGTCTTCAATACGCCACCTATCAAATTCCACCGTGGAGAGTGCAATACCTAGATCGTCAAGCCGAGTCTTTAGAGAATCTATAATCTGCGCGTAGTCCATGCTCTCGCCACCAACCGGAATCAACTGACCCTGCGTAATCCAAGCGGAGTATGGTGCCCGGTCACGACGACTGCGCTCTTCTACCCCATGTGTCGGGCAGAACACGAACGGAAGCAGATGGACGTTGCGAGTAACAGGATCCATGGCGGCAATCACGGCCGCCGTGAGGTCGTTGCGAGCCGAAAGGTCCAGCCCAATAGAAACCGGATTATTGCGAAACACCTCTAAGTCTGGCGGCGAACTGTTCTTGCGCCAAACCTGCGGAGATAAAAACAGATGCTCCTGCGCCACCCGCCGATTCAACAGCAGATTCTCGGCTCCGGCAGCCATGGCAGGTAAACGCTTAGCCTGCTCAAGCTGGTTGGCAAGATCAGACTTAGAGCGGAACACACCAAGACCGGGGTTAGCCATACGCATACCCTCAGCATCAAGTAGATCAAGTTCTTTAGGAGAGGTGTAAAGATGACAAACGGTATGAGGGTCTTGAGAACGCACCGCGTCGTCAATAAGTATAGATAGAAAGTCTGCATCAGATGCGGCCTGCGTGGAGATAGTAGCGAACAGGGCGTCAGAATACGAACCCTGAGAGGTGCGTAGCATCTCCGTATACTCGGTGGACGGACCCTTGATCTGTCCGCTTTCGTCCAACACGATGTATTTTAGCGAACGACCATGACCCGTCTTGGCTTCGGCACTCATCGCGTAGTAGGTCGTATTTAGGGCCAGACCCTTTATCTCTTTCGTGGAGGGTGTTACATGTAACACGTTCGCTACATCAGGCGACTGCAAAATCATCTGATGCATCATCTTGAAAACGAGCGAGGCCTGATCGCGGGAGTTAGCGGCCGAGGCGCAAGTGATGTTCGGCTCGGCCAGCGGCCCACACAGCACGGCCAGTATAAGCACCGCCAGCAGGAAGGATTTACCGTTTCTGCGAGCGATACTCAGTATGGCTGTGCGGGTCCCTTTGGGGTTGTCTAGCACCGCCCGGAGCCAAGTCTCCTGAAATACATCCAGCCGGATAGGCTGACCCACGTGCTCACCATCCGGGATACGTAGGTGACGCTCTGCAAACAGAATTACCTTTTCTGCCCGCGTCAGCTTGTTTGGGTCGGTGATCTGGCGGAAGTTGCGCGGCTTGGGTGTCGGCCCGCAAACTATCGCGCGCAGCACGTAATCTGGAAGAGCAGCCATAAGGTTAGTTGCGGGATGCGATCAGACTCAGCGGCCCCTTAGCCTTAATGGTTTCGATCGCTTTCTGGTCTTCCTTGGCGTTGGCCTGAACGGTCGCCTTGGCGCTGGTCGTGGTATTCATACTTAGCGAGCGGATCAGAGAAAGTTGCATGCTGAGTAAAGTAGCGTAGACTCGGGTGTTGGCGTTCTCGACCATCGTACCCCGCTGGTTTTCTACGACGTAACCCTCTCGCTTCAGGGTGGCCTTCACATCGCGAATGGAAATCTCCAGCTCGATAATCTTGACCAGCATAACTAAGTCATGAGGCAGCCAATCTGACCGGGATCGGGCGGCGGTAAACGTGCGCCAAAGCTCCTTCTCCATGTCGGATTCAAACTTTACTCCCAGAGGAACTGGAATCTCCTGACCTATATCCGCAAAAGCCTGAACCGTACGCTCAAGGGTGCCAGCGCCGGGACGTTGAGGTTTGCGTTCGGTAGTCATTATGCGGTTCTCCAAGTTTGGTTATATTATATATTTAGGGTGATTCGTTGAGGAAGTCAAGGGGGTAAAGTCGAAGTTTATTGTTAAGCCACCTAAAATGGGGTCCGAATTCTAGTAAGCACAGTCAAACAAATG